GGCATACACTTTATTATATAATCTGACATTTCCGATTCGTGCATAGATTTGTTTATAGGATCATCACGTATTAGTTTTTCCCATGTTTTAATCTTATTATTATAACGGCTTAAAAAATTACCTTCCATATAATAATTAAATAAACATGTTACTCAATCTTTTAACTAGCGTTATACTATGGATTCACGTATCGATAAAAAATATTTTTTCAAAACCAGACTATAAAATAATAGAATCGTCAATGGAATATAAACTAAACAACGAAAAAACACCGAGTGAACTTGACGAATTTTGGGAAGACGAGTTCGAAGAATGGGATGGTGAAACAGAGTTCTTCTATAAAAAAATAACGGATAAAGATTATAAAAATACACAGATTCCAAGTAACGTAGAAAAGACTATCCTTCGAATTAAGTATTGGTACAACGATAAAATGTACAAATACCTTACGTATGATATGAACCATGTTTGGCCTCCTCGTTCCTCATCGGGTATTTCTTTTAACATACCAATCGTAAGTGCACATTTGCTCGATTCGTATGATAAACCAGTGAAAGATTTACTCAACAAAATAAGAAGATACGCGGGACCTCGTCTTGATTTCCACGGCGAAAAAGTAAAAATAAGTGATATGTTATATTACGACGAAGAAACATTGGAACAAGAGTTTCCTACAATACGTATAAGAAACGCACTTGGTATGATAAAAAACGTGGATACTAAAACTGGGTACGTTACAGATCTTCGCTTACCTTAGTTGCAAGATAAAATTTAAGTTCGCCTAAATTCGCGACGTTATATTTTAATATCAAAAATCTATTCTGTTCTTCTTGCATTATCTGCACCGTAGAACACATACTCGTCGCTTTAGTAAAAATATTAAGGTACCGAAGGGAATATTTACCAGATATTTTTGGACTCTCTTCCGTACATTCAATAACCGTTTCTTGATTAGCAAAATCACCTTCGCAAAGAAGTTTTAAATGTTTACCATCACGTGTTATTTCAATATCGTTACCAATATTATACATGTCTCTACATATTCTCTGAAAATCTGCAGATAACATTGGTGTTATAGTAGTCATATTCATTTGTGGAACTTCTATTTGACTCTCGTTTATATCGAGAAGCTTTAAAGAAAATGTGGTACACGCTTTCTTAGATTCACTATGAATTTCAATGTTCATGAACTCTTTACACTCGATATTTATTACAAGAACGTCGTTGTTCGTTATAGATTTCAAAAGTTTAAAAGTATTCGATACATTTATACCTGCGACAATATCGTTTTCGCAATTATATTCTTCAAAATTATCCGAAGAGAGGTACATATCTACAAGAGACGTTCTCGCCGTATCTAGAGTAACAATGTACACACCATCTTTTTTAAAATATATATTAACATCATTGAGTATATCCTTAAGAACTTCAAAAGTAGACTTTATAGCAGAAGCCTGAACGGTTGCTAATTTCATTAATTTGAAATAAAGTTAATTCTTTAATTATTGTTCTTCGTTTGTTGATTATATGCTTCAGATACACTTCTACTTATTTTTTCTTCAAGTTCTGGTGTCATTGCGGGCTGTAAAGTTACACCGTAACTATCTATTTCAAACATTTCATTAGTACCTTCACCATCTTCCAAGGTCGTCATGTTACACGAACCAAATCCAGCAACGTCTAAATCTTTAACTGGTAAAAGCGATTGTAACCAATTTCGTATTTCGTTACCTACTAAAAACTTGCCATTCTTTGTAAGCATGGTAGGAACACGACTTATTTTATTTTTGTATTGTGGTGGTATACCGAGTTTATTTATATTGTGATACGAAACAATATTCTTGAGTTGTTCGTGTTTGTTTATAAAATCGATTACATCTAAACTATGACTACATTGTGGACTGTATATTAACAGGGACATATTACTAAATGTATAAATTAATTTTTTTTCTAAATAAAATCACAGTTATATGTAGATGAATACGTTAACGTTTATTGTGTTAATAGTTTTCCTATATTATGTACTGAACAGGATAGAAATGTACACTCGACCTGAAAAAGTACTAACAGAACAAGAGATGGATTTATCACAGTACGATGAAGTCACCGAAGTTTCAATGACACATGATCTTATGCAAGAAATCATACTTAAACTAAACGAAGAAGTTTCACAAAAAACAGGTATGTGTACGTACGTTATAGAAACAACGTCTATCAAAAAGTTTATTCACAAAGAAACGGGTGGCATAGTTCTCAAATGTATGTTCATGATTGTAAAACACGGTAACCCTGGTTTCGATTTTGGATTTTCTGTTTCTGCTGATATTGTTGTTATAAATCCTGGTCCTGAAATTAAAATTGCAAATTTAGAATCGACTTATAAAGATGGGAGATCTTTTAAAGATATTGTAGAAGATACAGAAAAATCTATAGAATCACGTAAATCCATGATAAATGAGCTAAACGAGTACCAAAAGATAAAGTTAGAAAAGGATATAAAACAATACAATAATTTTATGAAATCTTTAAAATACAAAACAGAAGATAAACCAGAAGTAAAAGTTTTGAACTTACGAACACAACCTATTGATACAATATATCCAGAAGACGATACAGTCTTTACAAAACCTACAAAAAAACAGGAATTTGTAGATTATAGTTTAGTAAAAAAAAGTGAATTAGAATCCGTCGTAAATAAAAAATTAATAGAGAAACAAATTTTGTCTTCGCAAGAAATGTACGGAAAAAATAATTCCGTTCTATTATAATGATCAGTATAGATGATATATCTCGTATAACCGAAAAACGTAACAAACTCAAAAAGGAAACTTACGTTAAAATATATGAACAGATCACTAAAAAAATACGCCAATCGGTAGATTTAGGTCACAAATACGTTTTTGTACAAATACCGTCGTTTGTGATGGGGTACCCTCACTTCGAACGTCACAAGGCTTTACAGTATATCATAAGACAGTTTGAAATAGGTGGGTTTATGGTACAACGTGTTGGAGAATACGAAATATGTATATCTTGGAAACCTAAAAAATTAAAAAATTCAGAACATAAAAACGTATCAGAAGATCTCGATGATTTTCCGACACTCATAAATTTGAAAAAAACGGCTAATAAATACAGGACAATGCGGTAATTATTTCATAAAAAAAATCCACTTAATCATAAATGGATAACCTTAACATATTAGTAGAAGCTAAACGAGAATATCTCGGTCAACTTTGTTTACTCATGTGTCCGGTTATGATTGAAGTTTTTGAAGAAATGTATGAAGAAGCATACAAACTCTCCAAAGGAAGAAAAGTTTTGATAATGTTTCAAAAATTGTTAAAAGAAGTTCCAAATTGGAGTGATGCGCACTCTAGAACACATACCGATAATATCGCGAACAGGTGTGCATGGTTCAACGATCTCATCGCGGCTGTTTTTGTAAGTTGTGTTAAAATTTTATCAGCCGTTCGATTGAGTAAAGATAATAAGAAAATTTCACTCAAATTACCAACAAATGAAGTGTTCATACAAATGTGCTACAACAAAGTCGCTGAAAATCTGTATAACAATCCCTACATATACCACGAATCTCAAGATGAAAATACGAGAAATGATAAATTATACGAACGTTTTTCGGCTTGTATAGAGACCGCTGTAAAAGAACTCATACCAGTACAACAGATATTACAAACGTACATGTCTCAACAACAAGAAGGCCAAGATCTTGATTTAGGAGAAGCCGAGGTCGGTGATTTTGAAGATCCAGAAGTAAATGAAGGGGGAGAACCGATGGAAACCGGAGAACCGATGGAATCCGGAGAACCGATGGGATCCGAAGGAGAGCCTATGGAATCTGGAGAACCGATGGAACCCGGAGAACCGATGGAATCCGGGGAACCAATGGAATCTGAAGAACCACCATCGCAATATCAGGAACCATTACCACAACAACAACCATCGTCCTCTTTCGTGGATAACGAATTCAAAACCATAAACACAGGAAGAGTAAAAGAAGATAATGTCTTATTTCCGGATGCACCCGAAACTCAAAGAAAAAAACCTCAATTATATTAAATGGAGTTTGAAGACTACTTAAGAGATCCAACATCGGCCGCCATGATAGCTGGTCTTATTACTGCAGGATATATACACTTTAAATCAAAACTTAACAATGAAGGTAAGTTACCTTTGAGTGCGTACAGTAAACCAGCCGCACTCGTAGCAATTTTAGTATTTTTTATAATAAGTAACGGAATAGGTAAGAGAGAAAGTATATCAACAGAACCGTTTTAAAAATTTTATAGCTTAAAGATAGCAAAACTATATAGAATACAAAATGACTTCCGTATCTGCTTTCAACGAAATGATGGGTCAATTTCTTATGGAACTACACAAAACTTTTCCAGAAGAAAAAGGCTTGAAAAAATGCATCTCCGCGTTCGAACTCATGAAAGATACTAATCCAAAATTAGTTGTAGATGGTTTCATGTCAGGCGTAACACCGTATGCTGATAAAATTTCTTCTAAAGATGAAACGTTTTTTATTAACGAATCCAAAAACTTAGATTTCATGAAAGATGTTAATTTAGAAAAACACTGGTCTTCGTGTTCAGAAAACACAAAAAACGCAATTTGGCAATACGTACAAACACTTTACATGCTCGGAACCACTATAAAATCTATTCCAGAAGATACTCTTTCTATGATTGAAGCAGTAGCCAAACAGTGTGCAGACAAAATGGGTGAAGATGGTACAAGTATGGATGAAAATGCTCTCATGAAAACCATGCAGGGAATGCTCGGTGGGATGTTGGGAGGCAACAAAAAATAAACTCGTTATATATAAATGGTTTCTTGGTTCGAAGACCCAAAACAACTCATTCGCTCAGATAAAGTAACAGAATTTTGGCCATCGGAAACACTTGCTCCAGAACAACGTATAAATGCCGCTTCTCGATTCATAATATATGCAACGTGTGTACTCTATCTCATTAATAGAGATGTACGCATGTTTATAATCGGAGGAACAGCTCTAGGTGTTCTTTATGTAATGGAACGTTCAGGTATGATTAAAGACCATATCCCCAGGCCTGAACAAGAACAAATAGGTATGACGGGTGGTTGTCAACAACCAAGCAAGGAAAATCCAATGGGTAATTATTTAATTAGCGATTTTATAGACAGACCAGATAGACCAAGTGCATGTGAATACTCAACCGTAAAAAATAAGTGCAATAATTACGTTACAGACGGTATTTCGTACGGACCAGCGCGTTCACGATCATCTTTACCGGAATACCAAAGAAATGCATTATCTAGACAATTTATAACCATGCCAGTAACATCTACAGATTGTGGTTCTCACTACGAATTTATACACGGTTCTAGAAAAGATACGTGTAGACAAGATCCACGTTTGTGCGATCCAAACGCGAGAGGTGTACAACTCGAAGCTTTCGCAGGTTTAGCACCAAACGGTGATGCGAGAATAACAGCCAGTAGATCAGTGTAATGTCAATTTTATATTTTAGATGTCTTAAAAGAAAAGTAGGTACTCGATTTGCTTAAACAAAATCTTACGTAATAGTAAATGGCGTATCAACTCCAACCAGGATTAAAAATTGTTCAAGATAAAGCTGTTCCAAGTGTATGTGCCACTGAAGAAGTGTTCGTGTATCCTCAGCCCAGTACTCTCAACTATGGTTCTTCTAGACCAAACACCATGCTCTATGGTACAGCTCCATACATGGCAGGTAAAGGTTCACCAGCAGAATTTATAGAAACGAGTGATGCTCTTAGACCACAATCAACTTCTCAATTTAACAAAATATTAGCCAAGACGTACGAAAGAAACTTTCACCCATTACAAAATGTATCCTGTAAAGTTCCCCTCAGAACCATGAGTTATGAACCATCGAGCACGCGTGCCGAACTCCAAAACGGTTTGTTTCAAAAAAGATACATGGATAAAAATGTTGATAAGAAATAAGAATGGCTGATCCCATCTCAATATTAGCTATAGCGGGTCTTGTTTACGCCGGTCGTAAATTAAGTAAACCAGAAGAACAAAAACCAGAAAATTACAAAATCGAAGGAAAACCGTTAGAAGATGAATCACCCATGGTTAGAGACGTAGTTATAAAAGATGAATATTTAGGACAAACGTCCCCACTCGTTGAACCAACGTATTCTTCAAAACAAGAGATGAATTCATTCGGAGAAGTGGCACCGCAACAAAGGTCTTCAGGTAACGAAGTTTTGTCGATGAGAGATAGATTCATGTATGATGGAGGTATAATGAACAACCTTTCACCAATAGAAAGACAAAACGTAGGTCCAGGTTTAGGTGTTTCACCAGAGGTACCATCCGTCGGTGGTTACCAGCAACTTTTCAGAATTAACCCAGAGAATGTTGGTGCATACCGCCTCACTACTTTACCAGGACGAAGCGGTCCAGCTTACGATTCTAAAGGTGGTAGACGTGGTATAGAAGGAGAAGTTGCTCATAACAGACCAGAGAAAACGGCGTTTCTGTATGGTCGTTTACCACCAGTCGCGGGTAGAGCACAAGGTATGTCCGGTAGAACACCAAGAGGCGAACACGAAAAAACAAAGAGAACTACAAACAGATCCGAAACTGGATTAAGAGCAGATGGCTTATCGTATGCGAGTGCAAAAAGAACCGTTTCCTCACTTACACGTGCTCAAGAACCAACAAGAAACAAGAAGGATGGTAACATGGAACAATACCAATACGCGAATCAACCCGCTCCAGGTGTTAGCAACTTTATGGGTGGTTACGTAAATGCACCAGCAAGTAAGATAGGAGAAAAGAGAACGTTTGGTACACAACATACAGTGGAAGAACTCATGAAATACGGTTTCAGACCAGACGATAGAAGAGGTAAGGCGGGTAGAGCAGGTGGTCCCGGTAGAATGAATGTAAGAGCAGACGCACTCAACCAAGGTGGTATGTTAACGAGTGTTCGTTCCGATACGACGAGAATCGATGGTAGAATTAACTCGGCGAATGGAGCTTGGACGCAACAATATAGAAAGAACGATTACCAAGAAAATAACGCATATAAAGGTAATATGAACCCCAATGCAACAAACCATAGTTTAGAAACTGCAAAGAGACAACTCATGAATAACCCATTAGCGCATAGTCTCTGTTAAATAAATATTATTTCGTGACACGCACTCATTAAAATATTGTTCATATATTTTAATGAAGGTACACACCTTAGACATAGATAGTAGTGAAAGAGACCCGGTCTTGTATCCTAATCCAGGTGACTATGTCGTTTATCTAAAAAATCCAATATACGATGTTAGTAAAATTTCACTTATATCAGCACGTATACACAATAGTCAGTACCTTATACACTCGAGAAACAATACGTTTGATATACTTACAAATGGTGGTAGTACACAAACCATAACCATACCAGTTGGTAACTACGGTGGTCAATCATTAGCAGACGCTATTGTTGCTCAATCTACCGTGATAACGAGTGCAACTTTCAATAAAGATACGAATGCGATAACGTTTACTGGTTCAAGTGATTTTACGTTTCTATTTTATAGTGGTACGAATGGGTATAACTCATCCGTTCATGGATACACCACACCTCACGATATATTAGGTCTACCGGCTTCGGATACTTCGTCTACATCGAACACGTTAGAAACGGGGAGTATAAATTTACAAGGTGCCGATGCTATAGTCGTTAAACTAAGTAGCGGTTCGGACGAGTTTAATAAAACGATATTTTCACAAA